TTAGAACAGGGAGGAGGTGGGGAGTAATGGCGACGCCATGGTGGGGATATTTTTTATTTAATTTTTTACGTCTAGTTCTATAATGCCCTTTAATAACGGAGACTTAGACCCAAGCAGAGATTTTCTAACACGTTGAGAAAGAGAATAAGCTGTCTTTACAGGCAAATCAAGATGTCTAGCTAACTGCCTACTAGATATTGACTTCTTGGCTTCTGCAAGCAATGATATGGCAAGAAACCACTTAAAAAGGGGAATATGAGAATTATGCAATATCGTGTTTACAGTAGGAGAAAATGATTTTAAACATGTACTGCATTGCAAGCGTGAACGCCGTCCTTTCTCTGAATGTTTACTCACCTTATCACTATGACAGTAAGGACACTTCATTTTCAATTTCCAGCGTAGATTGCAAAGGAACTCAATACACGCCTCGTCACTCTGAAACTTTTGCATTACCTTTATTGTGTTCATAATGTACACCTCCTATGCTTTTAATACTAGCGCAAACTTAATACGCTGTCAAGCCCTAAAGGTGAACATTCCGATTTTTTATTTAAGAAGCCGACAAAAAAGAAAAAGAGGCCTAAAAAATGATTGAGGTCGAACAGGAAAACAAAAAATACTTGACCGTTGTCATTGACGGCAGCGGCGAGACGGTGGACGGACACAGGACCGTGATCAGCCTGCAGCATGAGCAGGGGCTAGAGCTACATCGGCAGCTTACGGAGTATTACGGAAAGCTGGAGGGCGCCAAACTGGAGCGGCGCCGGCCAGGTTTTTTCAAGAGACTATTTGCAATGGGAGGATAGGATGCAGCAGACCGATGACGAGGCACAGCGAAGCATAGACACTTACTTGCATGATCTATTTTACTGCATACGCGAGATCCCAGCGCTTAAGGACCTGGCAGACCAGATCGGGATCCGAGTTTATAACTACAGCCGGTTCCGCGGCATAAAGCCAACACTGGTAACGTTTGGCGCAATTTACTGGGCTCCCCTGGACGGAATGTGGAAAATCGAGCCCCTGCAATTTGAGGAAGGCCCGGACACGAGTCCTATAATTTTGCCGCCAGAATTTACGCAAATAAAAGACGTCATAACGGATATGCCAGAAGTCGCCAAGCTGGTCCAGGCTATAGCCGGCCAATTAATGCCGCGAGTCCGGACCCATAAAATAAAAGGCCGTAAAATCAGTTTTTCAAAGGTCGTATGGCTGCCAGATAATTCCATTTTATTTAAAGCATACCGCAAGCTCGACAATGGCAGGCTGGACACCATAAGGCCAGAAATGATAACCCTACAATGAGTCACCGATACGCGCCGAGGCTATCTAGGGCCACGCTGAAAAAAACTTTTAAAAACATTCTTTACGCAACCCTGCTCCCGCGACCGACCCTTTGCAATTATTGTTTTAAGGAAGATTGCCCCATGCTGGTCACTGACGATAAAAAAGACTGCTCTTTTTTTCATGAGCCGGAGGCAAAAGAGGCATGAGCGAATTTGTACCGCTACCCGAGGAAATAAATTTGTTACGCGCGTTGCGCGGGACGCCAAACGCGCAATTTATGATCCGGACCAACGAATACGGCAAAATACAGCATGTAAAGGTTGAACGTGTTTTGACGGAAACCATTGTCAACGTTACTAAAATCCGCGTCGTCCAGGATGCCGGGCCCCGCGGCGCTTGACACTTAAGCGCAATCTGTTATATTTTTATTGAAAGCAACTGTTTAAATATTTAAAAAGCTGGGCGTTACAACGAAGCGCGCCCAACAAAAAAAGGTCGAACTTGCAAGGTCGTAGAGGCCGGCAAGGTTCGATCTTTTTTTTTACGGAGGATCCCTGATGGCAAAGGAAAGAAAACTAGATCCGCAGGTCGGGAAAATGGCCGGCAAGCTGGCGAGTCACCCGGAAATTGATAACCCGTATGCCCTGGCGCAATGGATGGCAAACCAGGGTTTTAATATTTCCGGTGAGGCGCTGGTCGACAAAACAGGCAAGCCTGCAGATCTTAAAAAGCTGATCACGGCTTTTAAAGCCAAGCGGCCGCGGCCAAAAGCTAAAGAAGCCGCCTCCGCGAGCGCGTTCGCAGCGTTGACGCGGCCAAAGGTTAAGCGGCCGGATCTGCAGTCCCAGGCATACGCCTCCGAACAAGCCTATAAAAATTTCGTTCCCATTTATGAAGCGGCGACCATGGATGCCTCGAAGCGCGAGATACGGTGCGTAGTCCTGACCGAGGGACCGGGCAACCTGGTAACAAAAAATTATTACGGCCCGGAGGCTATCGAGGACGCGGCCCGCAAAATAAACGAGGGTAAATGTTTTATTAATCATATTGATAAGTTATCGGCGCAGCTGCGGCCCGTCGGCGACATCCGGGACCTGTCCGGGTTCTGGAAAGACGGCACCGTGCTAGAAAATTATTTTATTAAGGACCTGGGACGTAAAGGCAAAGCCTGCGAGGCGACCCTTGTCCTGGACCAATCGGACGCGGGCTCGGAGGCACTGGCCAAGGTCCAGGCGCAAATGCTTTTTAGAAAATCTTTCCCGGCGAGCGCGGAGGTCTACGCGGGGATCAGCATCAAGGGGCAAACGCTGGAGGACGAAACCAAAGTCGTTCCGGGTTTTGAAGATTGGCACTACTGCGTGGAGTTCGCCGACGGCCTGGGCGCCGACATTGTGACCCAGCCGGCGCGCGGTGGTGAGTTTTTGGCGATAGAGCAAGCCGTCACGGAGGGCAGAGCCTGGCCGGACGGAAAAATAACAAAAGAGGAGGTACGCGTAATCATGAAAGCAACCGAACTGAAAAAAGTCGTAACGCAGCTTAACGCCGCAGAGGCGCAGCTTAAGACGACCAAAGACGGCGGCATAATTAAAAAGCTGCGGGCAACAATCAAAGCGCTCGAGGCTAAATTGCAGCTGCACGTTCGCGAGAACAAGAACGAAGGCGAGGACAAGGACTCCAAAGATGGCCTTGATATGGAGGCCGAAGGCATGGAGGCAATTAAAGCCCTGATCCCGCAGCATGAGGACGAGGAGGACGAGGCTTACAAGGCGCGTTTGGCTAAAGCTATTAAAGCGGTCAAGGCGTCCAAGGCCGGCGAACCCTGCCCCGAGGGCGAGGCAACACCAGCGATGCCAACAGCGTCCCAGCCCGAGGACGGCGAGGATCCAGAAGATGGAGACGGGGATGGCGACGGAGCTCCTGCAGCCGGCGCGACCCATATTCATATACACGGCAAGGAATCAAAAGAATCCCGCGAGCTGGCGGAGCTGCGGGCGTTCAAGAAAGACAAGGAACGCGAGGAAAGAATCGTCAAGATGAAAACCAAAGCGCTGCGACTGATCACGGAAGCCGGAATCCCTGCGGCATTTTTAACGCCCGAGGACCTGGTCAAAGATGGCACCGACGAGAATGCGTGGAAACGCACGATCGCCAGGACCAAGGCGGCCATGGAAGGCGGCACCAGTTACGCGTTTGCGATTACCGAGGAAAAAGATCAGGCAAGCGGTAGCGAAACGCAAGAATCCCAGGGCAACCTTTTCAGCAGCTTTAAAAACGCCGGCGTGCCGGTCAAAAAATCTTAAAATACTAAAGAGAGGAGATAAACGAACATGGGAACAACGAACAGCACCGTACCAAACCTTGGTTACGCCAAGGACGCAGATCCCCGGGCCGTGCAGCCCTTAAGCACGCTAACGATCGTCCCGGGCGACTTTGCCATGTATAACACCAGCGGTCACTATTGGGACATTTACTCGAACGTGACGGGTCCCGCTTATTTTGGCGGATTTTACGCCGGGCAGCAGCCTCCACAAAGCAACCCGTTCCCGTCGGGCGCTGGAATACCTAGCGTACCCGAGCCCTTGATGTTGATCCAGCAAACGGGCGTTTTTTACCCAGGGATTGCTTTAAAAGCAAGCGACACCGTCGAAGATGGCTCGCCCCTGGCAATTAACAACGCCTCCAGCGTTACGCTTAACGGCGGCGCTGATACACTGGCCGCACCGACGACAATCGGATACGCCTGGATCCCTGGCGGCGGAACTTTTATCGGAGACGGCACCACGAAAATCCCGATCAGGATTCGGAGCAACTTCCCGAGTCCTTTTCTAGCCAAGTAGAGAGGAGGAAAAGAGAGTCATGGAAAAAAGAACCGATATTAATTTAAGGCTGCAGCAAGATCCCAGGGCAATTGCAGAGGCAAAGGACGCGTTTTTTAATAACCTAACCGCCGTCTTTGCCGCGCAGATGGGGCAGCAGCCGCAACGCATGGGCAGGCCCGTTAAACGCGTGGCGACCTTGCGCGACCTGCACGAATCCAAAGAGGTCCGCACTTACATCACAGAGGGTGTCATAAACGCGGTCGAGAATATTATTGACTGGGAAGCCCCGGACTTTACACTGCAGGCGCTGGAGTCCTGGTGCTGCGACCATTACCGTGAGGTAGGGGAAGCCAGCCCAGCCTCTGCTTTTGCCGCTCTGACCCGTGCCGGCGTTCAGCAAGACGCTAACATGTGGTATGAGAACGCGCCGCGTGAATGGACCCAATATATTAAAGAGGTCTCCAGCACCCGGCCGTTTGAAATTTATCCTCCGTTGCACCGCGCTAATTTACCCCAGCGCACCGGAGCCGGTGAACCTTACGCGCAGAGCTATCCCAAAGGGCTAGTCGTCACCATAGAAAACTTTAAATATATGGGCGGCGAGTCTTTTGAGCAAGAGCTGGTCGAGGATGACCAATCAAACCAGATCCAGAACCGCAGCCAGGCCCTGGGCGAGGCGCAAGCCACGCTCGAGGAAGTTTATGTGGCCGCGCGCTTTATGGGTTTTGCCAATACGATCGCCGGCGTCTCCATACCGGCCTCGATCTGGCAGGGCTATAACAGCAGCGGCACGCTGATCACCGTTCCTTTTAGCGATGACCTGTACGGCGACGATTACACCCATCACGGCAACGTGCCCGATGGCGCTGTATTGAGCACCGGCAGCACGCTAAACGGCAGCGGATTTGTCCAGCTGACCCTGCCCGCATTAAAAACGGGCATCCAAAAGCTGGCCAACGCAACCGGGCTAAATGGCGTCAAGATGGCCGTGGTCCCGGACACCCTGGTCGTGTCGACTTTTGATTATGTCAACGCCGACACTTTTGTTCATAGCGAATACTATCCCGCGACACCGAGCAGCACGACCGGGCTCGCGCAGGGCGTATTTTCAAAGAACAGCCAGTGGATCCGCCGGCTACTGCCCGTTGGAAATGCCTTTTTCAATAACGGAGCCTGGGCATTAATACAGGGCAAAAAAGGAATCGTTTTCCAGCGCAGGACGCCGATGCAGATCGTCCAGGAAAACCCCTTGAGCGGCAAGAGCTTTGAAAATGACCTGACGCAATTCAGGTCGCGCAGCCGCTGGGAGGTTGAGTGGATCGACCCGCGCTTTGCTTACCTTGGCAATGACGGCAGCGCAACGGTAGCACAGAGCTAAAGCACCAGCTTTAAAATTTGAACCGGCCCCGGGGCCCTTATATGGACCCCGGGGCGGATACGGCTCATCATAGGAGGTTCAGCCATGGCACCAGTAGCACCGCTCCACAAACAGATCCAGCCAGCGCAGACCGCAGACCTACCCGGAGGACCGCCCAGCGTCGATAAATGGGTCCAGGAGGACATCCGCGACGAGCAGATGGCAAATAATATGAACCGTCGCATCCAGGCTTTTAAGCCTGACATGGTCGATGTTATTGTCGCAAAGGCTTTTAAATTGCCCCTGCCTATTTACTGCGAGATCCCGCGCGTAACGCTTCCCGGGCTCGTGGATCCCGTAACGCGCCGCCGGCAGCTTTGCACACGGTTTTATAAAAAAGCCGCCTGCTTTATTGACTATCCTGCTACACCGGCGGACTTGGAGGCAAAGCAACGGGCTTTTGGCCAGGAACAGTTTAAAAACTTTATTTACTGCTGGGCGATGCCCGGCGAAAATTGCGACGACCTAGAGGCCAGATTACACGAAAGGATCAAGGAACATGAGTCAACGGGAGCGGCACGCCCGAGCGCACAAAGCAAGAAAAAGCGGCGTCCGGGTTCACGCAAATAAATTAAAAATGAGGCACCACATTAAAAAGCCCGCTAATAGGAAGCTGGAGGCGTGATGGGTAACGAAATTTTAGCACTGTCCGATCTGATCGCCGGAGCCCGGCAGCATATTAACGACGCCCTGGATCACCATCTTTACAGCGATGAGCTGTCCGATTTAATAGACGGCGTGAGCCTGGTTTATTATCTGACTAATCGCAATCTGGTCGACAAGGCAAACGACGGGGCGCCACTGGACCCGCTGGTCCGTGTGAATAACGTTGTTTTGGTCGGCGCGACATTTGACAAGCAAAACGGGATATTGACTTTTCCAACAGCACCGAACCAGGGAGACCTTGTCGTCGCGCAATATTATTTTGAGCTTATGACCGATGACGAGTACGTCACTTATGCCCAGGGGCTCCAGAACTTTTTAGGTTTTGCCGTTACGTCCAACACTAGCGGCCGCTGGACCGGGCCCACGGATAACAGCAGCACGATCCCGACGCTATACACCGACGCGGCCGTGAATTTTGTCGCCAGCAAGGCCGCGGACCAAATGGCCAATTTAAGCGGCTGGTGGTACCGGGCCAATGACGGAGACAAGTCGTTTGACAAGGGCGCAGTGAGCCAACACTTTAAAGAAATGGCGATCAATTTAAAGAATGAGGCGGAATTTTCCAGGGATGGAGTATATACCAGGCAAGGACGGCGCGAGGCGCCAGCCTGGGGACAAAGCAATTTGCGGCCGCAGATCGATCCGCAACCGAGGCGGTGAGCCATGGGCAGCGGGCCGGTTTTAAAAATGGATAAATTCGACAAGGAATTTTTTACAAACGCGCTTAAGGAGACCAGCGGAATATTTGACGAAGCCGTCACCCTTAAGCGCTGGACCGGGACGACCGGCGGAGACGACGCGGCCGGGATTGCTGCCCAGGATGTTTTTGTAAAAATACCGACAAAAGCCTGCATTAAAAACCTAGCCGCTCGTGAGATCAACTATCCAAACACCATTTACGCGCAGGGCGACCTGACCGCAGAGTTTACCGTGCCGGTATACGGTGAGGAGACAGGACAGGGCGACGGGCAGCCGGCGGGCCGCAGATCTGATCGTGTGCTATACCGCAACAGGGAATATAAGTTTGTTGGTCATGTCGAGCGCAAATTTTTAGCACGGCGCACCTTTTGGCGCGGCGTCTTAAGACAGGTGGCGGCGACATGAGCACAGCGCGGGCGTTTAATGTAATTTTAAATTATCAATTCACCCAGGCGGATATAACATTAAACACAAACACACTGGAGACCGTCACAAAATATTTTGACACCATGCACGCGGATTTTGTGGACAAGGCGCAGCTGGTCCACAGAAAAAGCCTTTTTCAAATTTTGCGATACCTGATCCGGATCTGCCCGGTCGATACCGGCCGGCTACGCGGATCCTTTACGCCCTTTATGGATAAATACGGAGATACGACATACAACAAGTGGATGGCCGACGCCTCGATGGCGCCGTCGCAGCGCAAAACACCTAAAAAGGGTTTTAACCAGGAGGCGGTCGCGGATGGGAAAGCGCAGGGCCAATTTATTGACCAGCCGATGGACACCACGATCGTGACAAATGTAAGTTACGCGGAGGACGCCGACAAAAAAAGCGGCTACATAAGCCGGCTCATGGCATACGCGGACAACCAATATAATAAAAACTTTTCTAATTTTCTTGAGGCCGCGGCAAAAAAAGGCTTGATCCCGGCCGTGGACCCGAGCGCGGAATCCGACGAGGGCGGTGTATGATGCCCGCTATATTGCCCAGCTACACGGAGCCGACCGGGAAAAACAACGTCCTGACGTCTATTAATAAATGGCTGCAGGCCAACGTGCCGCCAGCCAATGACGCGGATTTTAAATATATCTTTACGAGCGAGGTCGCGCCCGTGGTTTTTCCCATGGTCACGGTGACCGAGTTCCCGTTTTTTGACCCAGGTTTTAATGCCATGGGCAACGTGCTTTTTAATGCGGCAAATTATACGTCGGACCAGGGCCGCATAAACCATTTGATGCTTGATATAAATATTTATACGAGCAACGCCGTGGACCCAAACGCTAAACGGAACATGCTGCGGATCCGCGACCGCATAATTAGTGGGCTAACAAAGGCCGGGCTTTATGACGACGACACAAACGTCCAGCTGGCACCGCCGATCAGCGTCCTTGACTACGACAACGGAGCAGCAGACACCGGGACCGTGGCCAGGGTCGCTATAGAAGAAGCAAACTATGCCATCGAGCGCTACTATCCGCCGAGCGCCGACGTGCCAGACGTGCATCGCTATCAGCTCCTGGTAAAGATCCAATATTTTGAAATGTTTTGAAAATAAAAAAAGAGGAGGGCAAATTTTATGAGCACTAGAAACCCCTTGTCAATTTTTACGGGGCAGCAGGCACAGATCCGAGCGGTAAGCCAAAGCCACGGCATAATCCGGCCAAACTTGGTCGATGGCGTGGATTGGACGCCAAAGATTACGGGGAAAGAGGTCCCGGAATTTGACAACCCGCAAAACGCGTTAATTTATACAACCTTTGACGGAGGCTCCGGCAAAATTTCGTTTTTAAAATCGAACCAGGGTCAGCTTGAGGCGCTGATGATGGACACCGATCCAACCGTCGAGCAGGTGTGGGTAAACCCCGCGGGCTTAAAACCTTTTACGATTTTTGAGAACTTAAAAGGCCTGGACGGAAAAATTAAGGGCTCATTTATTCTTGAGGGCTGCTTACCGACCGGGAGTCCGTTCACCAGCACTGTTAAAGACGCGGCAAAGCAAACGCTGGATTTTATGTTTATAAATGCCCATTGGTTTAGCGGCTTGGCCATACTTTACAGCAGGGCCCGCGGATCTGTAGGACCAGCCGGCCAGCCTTCAATTTTAGGACTGGCGACGACTACGACCGGCGGATTACTGTCGCCCGAGACATACTACGTCCGGATTACAGCAGTCACCGCCGCCGGCGAAAGCCAGGGATCTATAGAACAGGACGTTGTGGTCCCTACCGGAACAAGCACGAACCTAATCACCGTCACGACACCCAGCCCAAGCGGAGCCATAACGAGTTTTAACGTTTACGTTTCCGACCGGAGCAACGGTGAGCGCTACATTGGAAACGACGCAGGATCTGGCAGCTTTGTTATAACGCAGCTGCCGGTCGCCAGCGCTACAATTTGTCCGAACATTGACTCGACCGGGGCGTACCAGGCCGCGGGCGATCTTACGTTCGCTGGCAACCTGGTCACGCTGCCAAAAGCAGCTTACCAGATGCCACAAAACGGGCTACCCTATGCCTTGGTCATGCAAAACGGCCAGGTCGTGGCAGATCCCGTAAACCCTGCCACAACTGACAATTTTTATTTTAACGCTGCAGGAACCCAGTTCGGCGTCGGAACCACACCAGCATCAACTGACTGGTGGGACATTTTCACTTTATACCAGCCATAAAGAAAAACGGCGAAACAATTAAAGGGCCGGCGACAAGCTGCGCCGTAACCCAGCTTTTCCGCTCGCGCGGGAATAGCCGGCCCCTTAATACGCGCGAGGAGGAAAGATGGATAAGGACGAACTAAACGGGATGACGAAAATTTTAAATAAACAGGTCGAGATCCACGTCAGGCGCTATAAATACGAGATCCAGGGACTTAAAAAGAAACTCGTGGAGCTGGAGGCGGCCAAGGGAGCCCGGACGGGCCCGGGCCTGCTGCGCTGGCTTAAAAGAAAAAAACTACCGCACCTGGATGACATGATCAGCCAGACAAAGAGGCAGATCGAGGAGCTGGAAAAAGTTTATATTGATGGAATTTTAACGCCCCTAACGGTCCGGGACCGGTTTTTATGCCTTAACGAAATGGAGGCGCACCGGCTCGTAATGATGGAACGTTTGACCGAGACAAAGAGCCTGACCGAGGCGCGCAAAAAAGCATATGAGAGGACAATTGACATCACCGGCGAGATGATATTCAGGGTCGCCAGCCTATCCCAGGTTCTAAAGAAAAAAACCCAGGGAGGCCTAGAGCAATTTTTTACTTTTGACGAGGCGTGCAATTTAAGCCCGCAACTGGTGGTGGATATAATGAATTATCACGCTTCCAATTTTATTTTAACGGAGGAAGAAGCAAAAAAATAACCGGCGTCGAGGACATGAAAGACCTGTCAATTTTAGAGACACACTTGTCGGTCGGCGCGGAAAACGGTTTAACCTTAACTGGATACAGGGATCAGGGCGATATGCCGGTCCAGCTTTTCCGATTAATACTTATGATCAAACGCTGGAGAGCCAAGCCGGATGACACCACGATCCACACGGTAAGCGATGGGACGTAAAACATGGCAAGCTCACTACAATTTAAAATTGCGGCACAATTGGACAGCCAGGGATTTAAAGACGCGGCCGCGGCGGTCCGGGACATGGGAAAGGCTGCCGGCGAAGCCGGAGGCCAAACGGACAGCCTGGCCGGATCCGTGAGCGGTCTTAAAAACATTTATGGGGCACTGGTGGGCGCGGGCATCGTTGCATTTTATAAAAGCTGCGTCGATGCCGCAGCAAAGCAAGAACAAGCGGAAACCGATTTACAGCGTAAGCTGGAGGCTGGCGGCGTGAACTGGAGCAAGGTTAAGGGCCAGATTGATGCCTTTACAATGAGCCTGGAGCAAAACACCGTGTACAGCCGAACCGAGGCCACGGACGCCCTTAATAAATTGTACGGGCGCCTGGGCGACCTTGGAACCGCGGAGACATCGCTCGAGGAGGCGATGGCCCTGTCAAAGAGGACCGGAAAGGACCTAACAGAGACGACCGAGATGGTGGCCAGCGCGCACCAGGGATTTGCGCGGGGCCTATTGCAGGTCGGCCGCAACCTGGGACTCACGGCCGCGGAGGCAAAAAACCAGGACGCCGTGCTCGCAGCGCTGCATAAAAACGTTTCCCTTTTAACAACCGGCCAGGACACCCTGAACGAATCCATGAAAAAAGCAAAAAACCAGTTCGATGAAGCCAAGATAGCGATCGGGGAAGGGCTGGCGCCAGCCGTCGTTTACCTGGCGGACATTTTTGATAAAGCCATGCGGTCGATCGCCGACATCGTTTCTTTTACAATGAACACCATTTATCAGGATGCCCTAAAGGTAGAGCTGGCATATTATAAATTTTTAGCAGTTTTTGGGAGCAAGGACGCAAAGGCGCATATTATCGAGCTGGAGGGAGCCCTTAAGGAGCTGGACGAGGACGCGGAAAAGACGGCGGTTAAGATCGCGGACGTTTGGTCCGGGAAAAAGGCCGGCGGCATAGAGGCCACGGCAAAGCCTGGACCAACAAAAAAAGAAACTGCGGAGGCCGCGGACTATACGGATGCGCTTAAAAAGGTTAATTCAGAGCTGGACGAGTACGTCAAGAAGGGCGAGAAGGCGTCCGGTAAAGAAAAATCCGAGCTGGAGGAAGCCCAGGCAACGCATGACAAACTGATCTCCGAGCTTAAGGCATACCATAAAAACCATATGATCGAGGACGGCGAGTTCGATGACGACGTGGAAAAAGCAGACAAGGCGCTCGCGCAACAGCAGATCGCAATCCGAGCCCAGGCAAATAAAAAAATATTAGAAGAATATTCCAGCGGCGTCCAGGGTATGGCGCAAATGACCGGGAAGGCGCTCGCTGGCGATAAAGAGGCATTTAAAAGCTGGGCAAAAGACACCGTGGACCAGGTCGCTAAAAAGACGGAATCGGCCACAATGATGAACGCGATCCAGGGAGCCAGCGAGCAGGTCGCTATAGGAGACTGGCCGGGAGCTGCTGCATCCCTGGCCTGGGGCGCGGCCCAGGTCGCAGGTATAGAAGCGCTGGCGAGCGTTGTCGGCGGCGCCAGCGGCGGAGGCGCGTCGAGCTCCGGAGGATCTACGGGAGGCGCGGCCGCGCCGGCAACGGCAGCGGCGCCAGCGGCGGCCGGATCCGCGGCGAGCCAGGCGGGAGCTTTAACAGTGAATATTCAGGGAGACTATATCGGGGATCCGGCCTTTATTAATAGGCTGGCGGAAAAATTGAGCGCGGCGGTCGAAAATCAAAACGTGAGGCTGGTCGCGCAGCAGACGGTGAACGGATGAGCACAAGCCAGTTCCGATTTATGCCAAAACTTTCAACGGGCCTATTAATTTTAGAATCATTCGAGAGCGCAAACTTTATAACCGACCAATTATGGAACGTTTTAAACGGAAACCCCGTTCAGGGCTTAATAAATCCATATGATGGTATTTATTCCCTGCCAATTGACAGCAGCTTTCCGCTACTGCAGATCGACGGAGGAGCAACGGCTCCGCAGGTTTTTAATGTTCGCCTATGGGACGATCCGACAAACACAACCGGCGCTGCTTCATATGTTTTTGTTTCTGCGACGGCCGGGACGCCTGGGGCCACAAACTGCATAGGGATTGGCGTAGACAACGCCGTAAGCACTGCCAACTATGTCATTTATAAAAACGGCATTAAATCGGATTCCGGCGTCCCGCGCCAGGCTGGTTATATTTTTTTAAACATAACTACAGACGTCGGCGGGGACTACTGTTACATAGGTGGATCAAAATTAAGCTATGGGACCTCGATCGCTGGGCGCTATTTAACCCTGGGAACCCTGGCCACGACTGGCAACGTGCCGTTTAATTACTTTGACCTGGTCCAGATCTACCAGCAACTCGCGATCCAGGTTTATGGTTTGCAGCCAGGACAATGGATCTGGCTTTTGGATTTTGATAATTCTACGACGACATCCGTCGCGCCAATTTATACTTACCATAATTTAAAAGCACAAGTGGAGGTCCCCGTTATTGGACCGGCTTCCTTAATTGCCAACCTTGGGATGCAATCCCCTTTAAATGGTTTTTTTGTCGTGACTGACGAGGAATATATTATTAACTACATATCGCCGGTGAGCCAGGTTACGATTGGCGACATATGGACTTTTGACATGGTGGATTTTGGGCGCCGGGCTACCATGATCGACGTTTTAAAATCGGTGACGAGAACAGATAAGGAATCCAACAGCGGCGTCAATGAAGCCGTTTTTTTCAACGCCCGGGAAAATTGGACCTTTACGATGACCGACATCACCGAGGCGCAGCGTACGGCCTTGGACCGCTGGTGGTCATTTGCACAACAGGCCAACGAATACGCCGTGGCCGTAAATTCAGACAAGGCGTCGTTTTTCTTTTTAGCTGCAGCAACGGCGCCCATGGCAACGTCCTTTTTAATTGAGACCGCAAACAATGAGATCCCGGTTATACCTAACATTGCGCCCGGCGACGTCCTGATCCTGAAAAACCAAAATAATTTAAACTTTGAACAGATCACCGTGGCGTCCGTTGAGCAGGTGAATATCCATGGATTTGGTTTTGATGCAACGCAGATCACAACTAAAGACCCCATACATAACATTTACCAGGCATTTGATATTGTTCAATCGACCTTATACACGCCTTTTGCAATAGCCAGCGATAAGCAATTAAACGTAAAATTAACTAATGCAAAATTGAAGCGCTGGGATCTGACCCATAAATTCAAGGAGGCACTTTTTTAATGCAGGCCGTCGGGACAAGATACAGCATAAAGCTCCAGCAGCTGAATAAAAAACCGATCTACGTGGTGACCTTTGCGGGAATACCGATGAGATTCAGCACGGATGTTTTGCAAAATCCGATTGGGCCTTACAATGACCTGGTCGGGAATATAACGGGATCCGGCAGCCAGACGACGATCATCGAGGGTAAAACCTGCATAAGCACCTTTTCGTTTGACATAGAGGATCAAAACCTGGTTATGACAAAGCTGCTTTTCACTTACCCGTTTCCCAATAGGCAGGCCACGGTCACCATGGGATTCGCGGGCATGAATGAAAACGAATTTATTAAAATATTCGTAGGCTATATAATTGACTACACGCTAAAAGACGACAACGTCACGTGGGCTTTTCAATTGAACGATCAGAGCGTTCGGCCGACACAATACATTTTTAATGCTTTTACGGAAACCATGGCCGCAGTCAACCCGGGCGATTCCGTGATAGCAGTCGCAACCGTGGGCGCCTTTGCGCCGGCTAGCGGGATTAAGGATTATATTGTTATTGACGACGAAATAATCAGCTATACCAGCGTCACGCCTGGGACCGCAACGACGCCGGCTTATTTTAACGGCTGCCTCCGCGGTCTTTTTGGCACAACGGATACATCACACGACAACGGCGTTCAAGTTAATAATTATATTGTTCTGCAGGACAACCCAATAAACATCGCTTTAAAAATAATGCTGTCAACCGGCCAGGGGACTAATGGTCCATATGATGTTTACACCCAGGCGCAGGGCCTTGGTATACCACAGGCGCAGATCGACGTGGCGGCTTTTGAGGCCTGCCGGGACATCTGGCTCGGCTCATATATTTTCCAATTTGAATTTAACGGCCAGGAGACGGCGAGCAGCTTCCTTGAGTCCGAGATCTACCAGTTTACTGGATCATATACTTTTATAAACGCTAACGGCCAGCTGGCGCTTCATACGTATTCGGGGCCATACGGCAACGCCCAGTTCCCGGTTTTAAATGACGACAATATTGTCGGGTCGCCAAAATGGAAGGGAAACCTTTTGAAGAATTATTTTTTTAATGAATTTGATATAAGCTACGATTACGACATTTTGAGCGACCAATATGAATCCGAGGAGCTATACGAAAACGCCACGTCACAAATAAAATATTTTAACCTGGTGGAGTGTTTGACTTTACAAAGCCGCGGAATAAGATCGGTCGTAACTGGGCAAACCATAATCGATAGGATCATAAACCGGATCATGAATCGGTTCGGAGATCCTACGCCGATCGTGACCGTTAAAACATTTTTAAGCCAGCGCCTGATCGAGATCGGCGACATCGTGAACTTGACCAGCGCAAAGCTTCCGGACATAGCCCGGGGCGCGGCCGGTGTAAAAAATGTTTTAATGGAAGTTATAGCCGCGGTCCCAAACTACCAAGAGGGCTCGGTTACCTTTGACCTTTTAAATACGCAATTCAGCTACAATAAAAAATATGGAGCCATATCACCGTCCGCGCAGCCGCCGGTAAATTTTCCACAATTTCAGAATGCCACGACATCGGAAAAACTTTATTGTTTTATTTCTAAATTAGTGACGCCGACGCTAGGAAAAATGCTGGACGGCACAGATGGGTATTATATAACGGGATAAGGAGGATCAGATGCCAGTAGTTTCAGGAACCAATTTTATAAATATTGACAGCACGCGGGTCGCGGTCAATGCGCCGGTTTCAACTGATTTGATGACCGACATCGTCGCGGATTTGAATTATTTAAACAGTGGGAATTATCAAAATTTATTAATATTAAATACACCAGGGGTTGGCAATTGGATACCGCCGGCAGGATGTAATAAGATTTTGGTCAAAATGGTAGGTGGGGGCGGTGGGGGAGCCGGCACAAATTTATTCCTTGGCTCTACCGGAGGAGGAGGCGGCGGCGGAGCTTATCAAGAGTTTTATTATTCAGTGACGCCAGGTGTGCCAGTGGGCTATAACGTGGGAGCTGGCGGGGGCGGTGGAGTTAATACAAACGGAGCGGATGGAATAGACACGTCGTTCGGATCTATAATTGCAATGCCTGGACAGGGAGGTAATATTTCAGGAACGGGCGGCGCTGGCGGAGCGCCCTCGATCGGCACAAATCTATGGGGCATTCCTGGGCAAGCCGGGCAACCTTACCAGCAAGGATCCCGAGATCGCGGAGGTTATGGCGGAGCGTCTGTATTTGGACCGCAGGTTTATACTGCTGACGCGGGATCCCAGGGAGCGGGAGGCGGCGGCGGAGCATACTCCGGTCCGACATCAGGCGGAGCGGGTGGCGCGGGCGTAATTCTGATATATTATTAAACGAGAGGAGGGATGGGCGTGCAGAAAAACGATCAAATTTTGAAACTGGTA